GGACAGGAAACTGACCCCGGTGTTCTGAAAACACTCGGTCTTCATGGCCCTGTTGGGGCTACTATGAATACCGACTATATCGAGGCTTACAACGCTGTCTGGAATTATATTGCTTTGCAGCGGTCTACCAGCCTTACACCTCGGACTAGCTTGGATACGACACTGGCTCCTGCCTTCTGGGAACATACCCAGATGAGGCACGTCGTTCCCACGTTCGATGCCGCCATGGTTGAAGGAAACGTTCCGATCGCGTTTAGCGCGGGCGGATTGTTGCCTATTCAAGGCCTTGGCATGGGGGCAACTGCAACACCATCCGTTGGCACAGTTAAAGAAACCGGGGGAGATTCCGAGAGTTATACGCGATGGCTCGCCGGTGAAGGTGCAGCTGGTTCTTCAATTGGTATTCGTGAGGACCCCAATAACCCCGGCTTCCCGGATATTTATGCGGAACTTGCTGAGGGTTCGGTTCAGATTTCGTTGGCGAATATCGAGCAAGCGCGGGAAACTCGTGCTTGGTCCCGCCTCAGAAACCAATATCAGGGCATGTCAGAGGATTGGATGATCGACCAGCTCATGGCCGGTATTCGCTTGCGCGATGAGGCTCTGAAGCAACCTATCTTGCTCGATCATACCGATACAATTGTGGGCATGAGCGAACGATATGCCACGGACGGTGCAAACCTGTCCAAATCCGTTACTGACGGTCGAACCTCGCTTAATCTCAATCTGCGAGCTCCGGAGATTTCTCCCGGTGGCGTCATTGTAATTGCCGCGCAAGCACTGCCTGAAATGATCTATGAAAGGCAACGCGATTATTATTTCCGCGCAGCAACAGTCGATGACCTTCCTAATCGCACGTCAGATGAATTGGATCCGCAACCGGTTGAAACCGTTAAAAATGGTGAAGTCGATGAAAGTCACTCGCTCCCTGACGATCTGTTTGGCTATGCTCCCCTCAATCATCGGTGGATGCGTCGTTCACCAAACGTCGGAGGTAAATATTACCGTCCCTCCGCCAGCGATGCATGGGATGAAAACAGGAACCGCATATGGTCAACAGAAGTTGTCGACCCGTCCCTCGGTCCGGACTTCTACATCTCGCAAGAAGTGTCCCACGAAGTGTTTGCGGACCAAAATACCGACCCCTTCGAGTGGTGGGTAGCCGGTGACGTTCAGATCAGCGGTCTTACTTACTTTGGTGAGACACTTCGCGAGGCGCAGGGCGATTACGATGCCATCGAGGCTCAGGTTCCGCAAGAACGTCTTAAAGGGGATGGAACAGATACATGAAAACGGTCCCTGATCAATGGATCTTATGGGATACAAAGGAACCTCTCCCGTATTCGGGGGGGGTTTCCTTTTCCATAAGAACTGTCCAACCCATCTTTTGTACCGATGAAATGGGCCTTCCTCTTGCCTTTGGCACGGGCGAACAGGAAGTACATGTTTCAGGCGACGGCGTTATTCATTTTGAATGTGAAAGCGAGATTTGGCTTAGGCCATCCAGTCGCGTTCAAAAACGCCTTCAGATGTCGTCTGTCATATTTACGACAACAGACCGCCCTGCTCCGCTCACGCCTGAAATGGCGGCGATCCATCGGATGATGCGGAAAAATGAAATTGATCGTCAACGTGATCGCGACGATATGGAGAAACGTCTTGCTTATAGAGAAAAACGAGCGGTTGAGAAAACAACTGAAACAACTGCATCAGAAGTATCCGCCCCGGCCCCGAAAACGGTTCGGAAAAAGCCTGTCCGAAGCGGTTCAGATACTGAAAAGCAAGGCAAGCCTGAACCCGGCAAGGATGCTGAGGGCGACGTATTACCTGAACCAGTCAACGGTGACGAGCCGGATAGCCCTTCAGATAAGTAAAGACGCTGAGAAAGAGGGTATCCCGCTCGTCTGCGATGTTGAACAAGATCGCTTTCACTCTGAGCGCCTTTGTGTTCTTCACTATGACTTCGCTGGCGAATTGTCTTTACATGAGGCGCGCATCGTGCGTGTCATCGTCATCGTTGCTGCGGCAAAGCATGATTGCAATATAAGGCCTCATATTGAGGCTAATTATTTCGAGGCAATTCCTGCTGAGCCACAGCTCGAAGTAACCGATAAACGCGATTTAGATCGGGTTGACGAAATAGTCCGTAAGGCGCAAGTGGGGGTTGACCAGCTCAACGCCCCATAGCGTCCTCGCCGCGGGCCAAATATTCCAGATTTGGCCCGCGGCACCACACCCCCCTTGACCTCTACTGCCCAACTGACACCACACCTCTGGAAAAAGGCCCGTTTGATGTGTACTTCTCCTGTGAAAATACAGAGGAAATATCGGGATATGGATGTGCACGTATCATGCCGCCGGTGTCATCAGTGCATTTTAGCACGCAAGCGACACTGGATTGGCCGTTTTCTGGCTGAGGAGGCGAATTCCCAGGATGTCTGGTTTGTTACGCTCACCTATGGGGGCGGATACGACAACGATGATGCCTATTGGATCAATTATTCTCACGCCCAACTGTTCTTTAAGAAACTGCGTAAAGCAGGTCACAAATTCAAATATGTGATTGTTGGCGAGCATGGAACGGAAGCGGAACGCGCTCACTTCCATCTGCTGTTGTTCTGGCATTCGGACCCGCCCGATGTTGAGATGAATATCAACTATCAATGGGATGTTTGGGATCACGGTCATAGCTACATCGAAAAGCCCCGTTCAAAGCAGGGCTGTGCCGTTTATTTGATGGATTATCTCAATAAGGACAATCTGCATAAATCGGTTATGAAATACTCCAAAAATCCGATGCTCGGACAAGAATACATGTGCGGATACGCTGAAAAACATGCCGATGAGGGACTTTCTTTGTTCCCTCAGGATGCGACTTTCACAATTCCCGGGAATTTGAACAAGCATAACAAGCTGTTTTATTATCCCGTGGGTCGTGAGACCGCTACCTATGAGAAAATGCTGATGGCCTATCTCGTTCGATGGGCTGTAAAACGCCCCGAACAAGCAATACCTCTTTCTGAGGATGTGACGGAATTTCTGGCAGACATATGCCAGGACGTTCACTTGCTTCCAGCTATACTTCAGCAATACATTGCGCGGCATTACGGCTATCATGCCGTGCCCGACATCTGTTATGATGTTGAAACCCATTACGCGGTTGAAAATGCACATTTTGTCCACCGTGGCCGTGCGGTTCGCGGTGAAATACACAATGATTTAGGGGAAACAATATGGGTCGGAAACCTTCTAAGCCTCGCGGAAAGCGCAAGCCAAGCGAGGCTAAAGCCAGACCAATTAAGGCGAGCTCTTCAAATTATGTACGACAACGCACCAAAACAGGTGCGGCCCTATCTTCAAGAGTTGTACGATCAAGTATGCCCGGAGTCTCGTTCTCGCGAGACTTTGTTGTGTACCGTGCCCCCCAACCCTACCAGCCAGCCCCCCCCCGGGGAAAACCCGGGGGCTTAGCTGCTAAAGCACTTGCCAGTGTCACACCGGTATCTAAGCAACGTGCGGATCGCCGCAGTGACCGGTTCGCAGATGCCCGGCCACCTCGCAGCAAAAAAACACCTCTGGTTGCTCGGAACGATTTGAAAACACCCCAACAATTAGCGGCATTTAATGCCCGTCGCCGCCAAAAGCGTAATTCTGATGAGTTCGCATTCGCTGCTGATTGCGTGCCTCGTCCCGATAGCGGCTCTGGCGCTGCTGCTCGATGGGATCCGAACCACAAGAAACGGCGTGGATCCTCGAAAGCCAGAAAGTGGTGTTGAGTTGGGCAGAACTACTGAAAAGGACTTAAGGGAGGGGCGTTGTCCCCTCCACCCTTTTCCTCCCTGTCTCAGCACAAAAGTTCTCCTTTCTTCCCGGTAGGCCCCCGAACCCGTGTCGCCGCTAGGCGCTCGGGGGCCTTGCCGCTCTCAGGCGACTTTCCGGCTCTGTCCGGATCGCCCTGCGCGACCTCTCCTCCCCTCTTGCGGCCTCTGGCCGTGCGGGCTTCGTGCGGGTTAGGACCAGCTGGTATTTTTCTGACAAGAAATGTCAGCAAAATTCCAACGGGTCCGCGCCCGGACGTTTGCCCGCCCCGCAACAGTCAACATTACCGCCCGGCCTGTTATAAAATCCTGCCGCGTGCAGCGCTCGGTTACACCGCCACCACAAGCAAAAACAAAAACAAAAAACAATAGGCCCGCCTTGGAACAAGGAACCGGCCACGCGCAGCGACGCGCCAAAAACGTTGACAAAGAGAAAAAACCAAGCGCTAAATCGACTTACTCGAAACAAAAAACCCAGAAAGGAATTAACTGTATGAAAACGATAGATAAAATACTCTATTGCGCACTTTTGGGCGGACTTTATCTTGTGCTTGCCCTGATACTCAAAGCAGCGATAACCCTCTGATGGTTGCGTTAGGACCCGCCCTTATTGCCGGTGGTACGTCTCTGTTGTCGGGACTACTCGGCAAAGGCCCATCAGAAGCTGAACAACGTGCAGCTCAAAAGGAAACCGAGATTAACCGCTGGTCGTGGTTAGTCGAGGGCGCACAAAAAGCCGGATTTAATCCGCTTAGTGTTCTCAGAGCGTCTGGCGGTCAAATGGCTCCCTCCGTTCAATCGCCTCTATCCAGTCGCGCAGCGCTTGGTGAGGCTATCAAAACATTTGGAGGAACTTATGCCCAAGATGCGATACAACGCGCCACGGAGGAAAGGGCGCAAGATGATTGGAAAGAGCGGTACGATTATGAAATCGCCAACCCGCCCCCGCCCGTGCCTGTATTGTCAACGGCACCGACGGCCGCGCAACCTCAGAAAGGCAAAATTAAGATAGGCGGCGATAGAGCCGCCGATTACCTCGTTGAAAACGGTCCCCTTGCGGGCCGTTACGTTATTCCCGTTGATGGTATTTATCGCCTCGCCCCTCAGGGCTGGGTTCCAGCCGGATTAACAGAAGACCTGTTTGCTTCAGTTGCTTCTGAAACTTCCGGCATTGCGTCGACGGCAAGTATCAGGACTTGGCCGAAAATCAGTGTGGCAAAGGACGGTACAGTTAGAATACCTAAGAACCTTGATAGCGACGGAAACATCCCGCCGCTTCGCATTGATATAACTAAATCCCCGAAATTCGGGCTACCATAAGGAAAACGTAAATGCAAAAACAACACTCAACAAATATGCGGCCAACGCAAGTTTGGCCGGAAAACTATCGTCGCGGTCCTATACCGCACTCGCGTACTCGCAGAACCGACGCTGTGTCGGTCGTCACTTCATCTTTTGGCGGAAAATTTGTACCGCTCAAGATGATTCCGCTTCTCAGGGAAGATTCGATTCTCAATAGCCGGTTGTCAGTCAATGTTCAGATGTCAGAGACTTCTGACATGTTGCTGAACCCGGTGCGAATTAGTGCAATGGCCTATTTGGTTCCCAAGCTCGCCTTTGAACGCTTTGCGGATATGGGAACCATCGACCGCAGTTATAATGGCCAGCCTGAGGTTGATGCTTCTGTCGTTCCGTGGTTTCAAACGACCACGGTTCCATCAATTCCTCCTGGACAGGAAACTGACCCCGGTGTTTTGAAAACACTCGGTCTTCATGGCCCTGTTGGGGCGACTATGAATACCGACTATATCGAGGCTTACAACGCTGTCTGGAATTATATTGCTTTGCAGCGGTCTACCAGCCTTACACCTCGG